AAAACTACCTGTCTCACTTTCTGTAATCCAACTACCTGATTGTGAACCTATGTTAGAAAACTTTTGGTCAACTGATGCAGTATATGTTGCAAGTGTAGAGTTCTTTGTATTTTGAGATGCAGTGAATGCGTTTAATGATGTAATATCAGTTGTTTGTGCACTACCTGTATTAACAGTTACTGCAAATGTTGTATTATCACCTTTGGTAAAAGTTAATGTATTTAAGTTTACACTAGCAGTAATTAAGAATGAACCACTTTCGGTTTCAGTTACCCAACTACCAGATTGTGTTCCTAAATTACTCCACTTTGTATTATTAGATGAAGTATAAGCATTTAGTGATGCAGTTACATTTGCAAGTGTTGTATTCTTTGTTTCTTGTGATGAAGTGAATTGATTTGTGCTAGATGTAAATTGATTAATACTAGCAGTCAAAGAATTAAAAGAAGATGTCGTTACTAAATTGTTTGTGTTAACAGATATAGTTGCGATACCAGCTTGAAGACTTGCACTAATGTTTGAACCACTAAAATTTAATTGAGTTGCATATCCTAATAAAATACCTTCGTCAGATATAGGTAACGCAACTGATGCAGTTATGTTTGTTAATTTGCTACCATCTCCTACGAATACACTTGCCGAAACAAATGATGAAGCAGAGATAGATGTAAATGAGTTTGCTTGTGTAAAATCGTTACTACCTGTTGTGATAGCATAACTGCCAGTATTAAGACTATCTACAAGTGTGTCTATAACACCTGTATTAAAATCCCTTAATACTTGTGGTGTAATTGCACCCGTAGTATTGTCAGGAAATGAACTAGCGTTTGATGCTGATAATTGATTTTTGGTTAATATCGCCATATCTTTATTTTATTTATATCGTAATTTCAAAACCTGAGCTAAAGCCTGAAGAGAATGGACCTGTAAGCACTACTGCTTCAGGAGCAAATTGTATGTTACCAATACCTTGTTGCATCAATGCACCTTTACAACATGCAACATCATAGGTATCACTATTCAAACATAGACATCCTCTTCTGCTATTCTTTGGTGAACTTAATCCTCTAGTAGGCCCAATGTATACTCCTGATGCATTCTCTCTATTGACAGAATAACGAAGATTACCATTGCGACTGTTAGACCACTTACCACTCATAGTTTCATTTTAATAAAAACACCAATTAACGGAAAAATAGTTATGACCTACTTCTTTTCATTGCCTCATTGTGCATCATCGTTTCCATCATATTCTTATCTGATTTATAACACAGATACAATAGACACTCTTCTAATGGTGTATTAATTATTTCTTTGTATTTTGTAATATCCCCATTGGCGAGTTCGTGAATGGCTGCATAACCTCTCCACTTCTTACCAAAATTTGCCTGATATTGTGAGGTAACTCCATCTCCATCGTAGATTTCAGGATAGAACTCAACAAGTCGGTTGACAAATGAACAAAAAAAAAGAGAGCTCCAAAGTGAACATGCATGCCAACCTCTAACCATTTACCATCATCATCGTTTGGTATGTAAGGTTTAATAGAATACATATCACCTTTCTTTCTTTCAATAGGTCTATATAATATATTCATTATGTTTTGCCAGTTCTTATCAATAGTAAATGTGTCAAACTTTGTAATATCTACATATGCACCATAAGTCATTTGAGATAAGTTAGGTTCAAAGCCATACTCAATACCATCTATCGTTACAAACTTCTGCAATGGTAATTCTGTTTTACCTATAAAGTCCTCTATATCTTTTTTAATGTTTGTGTAATCCTCTAATGATAAACCTTTTAATTGGTTAGGGTCTAATCCACATAAGTGATAAAAGATAACAGCAGTTACTGCTTCTTCATCATCTTTATAGTTTTCCATTTCAGTTTGTAATGCTAACCATTTCTTTAAGGTAATGTCCTCATAAGATTGTGGTATGTTAATTGTTAGTTCCTGCACCATTTGTTAAAAATTTTATCATGTTGTTTAATCTAATTACTTTCTTTTCTTCTCTTTCTAAAGCAGTATTCATCATTATCATTTTTGCTCTCAAATCCTCATTTTCCTGTTGTAAACTCTTAGCGTAGAGTATCAACTCCCTAATTTCGGTCTCGTTCCATTGCTTTTGATTAGTATTTATGTCTTCCGATTGATATTGCATATTTACCTGCTTGTATTTTCTTTTGATTTAATTGTTCCATGCAAACATAACGGATTGCATCTATTGCGTGGTTAGAGTAATCAACGGGTATGTTTTCAAAGTCACCATTCTTATTTACAGTCCACACATACTCACTAAACTCTCTAACGATATTAACACTGCTTTTAAGGATATGTAGTTTGTGTTGGTGCATGATATCAATTCCCATCTTAATACTATCCTTACCTTTCTTAACAGGCTTTATATTGAAACCTGCTCTATATATCTCTTCTATCAATCTACCTTCCGCACTATCTCCCCATATTGGATTTCTCTCTACATCAAGTGATTTTAATTCAGCTACGATTTCCGATGTGACTAAACCTTTCTTATATAGGAGTTCTTCAAAGTATAAGTTCTCTCTCCACTTATATACTGCTACTAATGTTGTTGGGTCAATACTAAATCCAAAGTCCATACCGAATGCAACAAACTCTGCTTCATCAGGTATCTCCTCTACTAACTCTGCACTAAAGATTGTTCCTACATTATTGCCTGGTAAACCCAATCCATATATCTTATAGTATTCAGGGTTAACCCACTTTAACCTTTCAATCTCATCTACAATAGACTTCTCTAAAAATGGATTGTCTAAAAATGTGCTAATATATAAACTGCTCTCAGGGTGTGTTTGTATTTCATTAAAGATATAGTGGTTAGTTCCGAATGATGGGTTATACGCTATAATAGTTTTAATTCTAGTTCTAATAAATAACTGAAAGTAATCCTCTCTACTTAATTCATTACACTCATCTATAAACAAATAGTCTCTTGCACTACCCTTTCTCTTTTCCGAACTATCAATTGACATAAACTCTACCATTGAACCATTGTCAAAATTGTATATGTGTTCAGTAGCAGACCAGTTGTTATCATCCCATATCTCTAAATCTTTAAGTATTGTTTGCCAGTCTCTCATAATACTAACTCTCATAGATGGAAAAGACTTTCTTACTACTGAAACTACTATGTTAGGCTCCATTAAACAATGAACTAATATCCATTGTAAAGCAGAATATGATTTACTGCTTCTAGTTCCACCTTGCAGTATACATATCTTTTTACTCTCATCAATATCCCTATATGTCTTTGATGTGGTTATGTTTAGTTCCATCTACTATGTTTAGGTTGATTGATTGTATCTTTGCATTGACTTCCATTGTTCCTTTCACATCTATGCTTCTCATCTTTGGCATTGCATATTCTAATAACCTCATTGATAACTCTATAGCTTTCTCTGGGTTTTTCTTTTTTAGTTCTTCTAAGTCTTGCTGTATTGTGGATAAAGTATTATTAACTGCACGATTGATTGTTAACCTCATTTGTTCTGTGGTTCTATTCAATGCTCCTTTTGGTCTCCCATTAGCATTTATTCTTTTATCTCCTTTAACGAACGCCATAGTATTTTAATTGTATTTTACTATTATATAAACACATCTTATATTATTTGTTAGTAAACACCTCCCAAGCAACTAATAGTGTCAGGGTGGTCAGGTATACCATCATTAATACGATTATTTCTTTATCTTGCTTCTTCATAATTAAACCATTTATTATTATTGTGGTTCTCTACTGCTTTAATTAATCTCTTTACTCTATCCTTATAACTTCCTAACCATAGTTCATTTGCTTTAACACCTACTTCATATGGTAACTCTTTTCCTATTGATGTATATTGTTCCGCAGTTATATCAATGATTGTTCCCATTTCATCAACACACCACCAATGCCATTCACCTTCCCAATCTAATCCTTTATTTAATTGTAAGTTAGGATAAAAGTGTTTAAGTGTTGCCGATGAATGATAACAATGTCCATACATAGGATTTGCTACATTCCTATCATGCATCCACATTGGTAAAAGGGATGGTGTTAACTTAGCTTTTATTATTTCTATTGTTTCATTCATTCTCTATTGCTTCATATCCATACATTCCAACTGTCCTTCCATCTGCATCTAATACAACTATCATACCTGCCCATTGATTACCTCTTAATATAATTTGCTTATCCTTTATCCAATTCCAGTCAAAGTTAAGATGAACATACTTATAATCTATTCTAGTATTCATAGTGTCCGCGAGTATCAGGATATTCTTTTCTAATCATATTCTTTGTCTTTAGATTATTATTTTTTCTTTCTCTTGGCACCTTTCTATCAAATATCCATTCCATTATACCCAACTCTTTAGCTTCTTTCAATTGTTTCTCATAGTGTGCAAGAACATAAGACTTATCACCAGTCTTATTGTATTCTTTCCATGCATTACTTAAAGCAGTTCTTATACTACAAAATCTTGCACCTGCTTCATTTGTTCTATTATTAAAAGGATATGGTTTTTTTAGAGGACGCTTTGCTCTTTTAACTTCTTCAATTACTTTTTGTGCTTTATTAACACATAACCTACATTTGTTAATTGGTTTCATTGTATGATATGCAGAACCACATTCTTTACATATCCTATCTTCACCATTCTTGTGGTCAAACTTTCTAGCCCATAATGACATATAACTTATTGTTTATTAAATGGATTGTCTAATGTGCTCTCTAAATACTTTCTTATCTTCTTAACTGAAAGGAATACTGTTGACTTACTTATCTTTATATCATTTGCTACTTCATCAAGAGTTTTGTCCGACATCCAATATAGTTCAAATATCTTTGCAGGTGCCCACATTCTTGTTGCTGATAACTTTTGTAGTTCATCTATCACTTCTCTATGTGCCTTCTCTAACTCTTGGTCTTTATCTGTATCATATTCTTCAAAAACATCTTCACTTACGACTTCTTCTTTATACACTATTCGGTTTAGCTTTTTGGTTTTGTTAATCCATCTGCTTTCCAAAAATCTATAACAATAAAACATATGATAAGATACACCATAAAATATCTTTGGATTACATTTCTTATGTAGGTATTCATAAAGTTCTTGCACTAAATCTTCTGCTTCTTCTTTATTCTTTGTAATCTTTTTAGCGTGTTTGATTAACCAATCGTTACTATTGATGTATAAATTGGTTAATCTTTGTTCACACTCCAAAGATAAACTACCTGTTATCATTTACTTTTATATAATTGTTAAGTGTGTCAACTGCAGCTTTCCAATACTTTCCTGCTGATGAACAAGTGCATGGTCTTGCACCATGATTACCATCTATCTTATTATACATGTCCCAGATATATCCTGTTTGATGTTCTGGTATATGTGTAGTAATGGTAATCATTACTTCTTTAAGTTGATTGAACTCTTGTTCGGATAACATTTACTTTACTTTAAGTTTCGGTAATTTAAGGTCTTTCATTTGTGGTGCAACTTGTCCTTGTTTGATTGGTCTATCCAAATCTGCTAGATACTTAATTTGTTCCCATGCTGGATGTGTCGGACTGAATGACATACCTAATGATGCAATGATTAATAATAAATCATTTACATTACTTACTTTCTGCCAATCAATAAAGTAAAGGGCTTCTTTATCTATTTTACTTTCGTCAATTGCTAATTTAATCGTTGTCTCTTCCATCTTGTATTTTTTTAATTTTTGTTTGTAATAAATTTAATTCTATATTCAATTCTGCTAATTCTATATTTTTGGCTATTTTAGTTTCAGTCTTTTTAATTAACTTATTGTCTAAATGTTCTACTATCTCTTTCATATTTGAAAACTCCATAGGGAAATCTTCATCCCATAGTGTTTGAACTGAATTACTTCTATGTGAAAGCAATAAATCAAATAATTCCCACTTCTGCCAAATTTGATAGTATCTTGTATCTTCTAACTCAATTAGAAACCAATTTGGTTTTATTTCTTTTAATACTTTTATCATAACTCTATTGATTTTTCTTTACATCCTAATAATTGATTTAACCAAACTCTACGATATTCACATTTACAATCCTGATATCCTAATTTGTTTGCAATCCATTGTGCTAAATCATGTCCCCAACCTAGTGTTAGTATCTCAATGATACCTGATACTATGTTTCCTAATTTAATAATACACATACTATTTTTTCTTTTTATCTTCGTTATGATACTTTAATAAGTTTTCTGAATATGTCATCATTTGTAAGTTAGATAATCTATTATCTTTCTTATCTGCATTGATATGGTCAATTACCATACCTGGTGTGATAGGACATACGAAACTTTCCCACATTAATCTGTGACCATACATAATGTTTCTTTCACTATTGTCATCATAGATGTTGAATGTAGTGTATCCTATTTTACATTTAAGAGGATTGATTTCTTTGTAGTTATCAAACACTGCAGTTCTATTCTTTCTATTAGGACCTGTATTTGTTTTTGATACTAATCTACCTGATGTAGATATTAAATACTTTGTGTATTGTATTCCATTGTAGGTTGGAATTACCCATTGTTCTTTTTGACTTTTTGCCATTTAATTTAATTTTTGTTAATACTCTAATATACGAAAAAGATTTCAAATTACCAAATCTTTCTGTTAATAAGTATCGAGAAAAATAAAAAGCAGAAAAAAGGGATTAGCTGTAAGAATTAATATTAAAATGGCACTTTCAAAATTTATAAACAGCTAACCCCAGTATATTAGATTGTATCACACTCTATATAAAATAGCTAAATGCTGATAGAGTATTTATTAAGTGATACATTATATAAACATTCTTTTTTAATTTTGTATTTAAGTCTTAGATTTTATCTTTTAATGTTTAGTTGCTTAGTGCTTTACTTTCAGGAAGTTACAACTTTTTTTTGATATTTCCAAATTATTCTTAAAGTATTTTATTTAACTGCTTTACTGCTTCAGTGCTGCTGCTCTCGTTTCTGAATTAGATGTTGTTTATCTTACACCCCCCTTACCCCCCTCATAGAAAATGAAGTGATAAGAGAGAGAAAATAATAATAAACAACTTCCTGAATTGAGTGTCGCCTACCTTTACAGAGCCCCCATACTTTCGTACAAGAATATATATTGTGGAAAATCTGAAAACAATAAAATGTGGATAACTTTATTATTGGGCATGAAAAAACCCCTACTTTTTGAGTAGGGGGTAGTTAGGAGATGGCATATAACCTAACTAATTATTATTGTATATCTAAATATTCATTTACTGTTTCAGTTAATTGTCTAATAGAAAAGAAATTCTCTCTACCATACTCATAACCTTTTTCATCTACGGAATAAAATTCCCAATACCTATCACCATCTTCTTTTGCTGGTATAAAGTCTATTCGGTATTTTGTTTTACTACATCTTAATTGTAGTGCATCAAATTGTGCTTGTTCGTCTTTGTTCATCTTATATTGTGTTCAGCATTCCTGTCCCCGATTTGTTGTTAATTATTATTGTATGTTCCAATTCTCTATATCATTTGGTGGTAGATGTTCATCATCATTTGGAATGAAATCTAAACCATCTTCAACATATGGTGAATACTTTTCTACATTCATTTGAAAGGTTACAAATGAGTCTATTTGTTTCAACATACCCATCTCACCTCTTGTCTCATAAAATCTATTCCAATAGAAACTTGGTTTCTCATATTCACCAGCCTGTAATTTGGCATACATAATCCTTCGTTCATCTTTTATCTCGTTCCTTTTATCTCTAATAAAATCACGGACTTGTTTTAGTTTACTCATATTAATCTATCCATTCGTTTGCAATCTTATAGAATACTCTTTCTATAAGTTTTAATCTTTCAATCTCACTAACTTTATTTAGTGGTTGTGAGGTATCATACATCCATACCTTTTCAATATCGGTATGAACTTGACTTCGTAATTTACGATACGATATTAGTTCATCTATACATTCATCTAATGCATCACCATACATACCTAACTTATTCATAACTTATTGTTTTTTTGTTTGTGTCAATGAATATTAGAATGTCTTGTAGTGTTTGGACTTTCTGTGAATAAATTGAATTCAATTCATTCCAAGACTTTTTAGTCCCATTGAACTTTTGGTCTTTAATCTTCCATAATGCACTTTTCTTACTTGCCCAATAATTCATATCATTTTCAATATGATTTCTTATTTGTTTTACTGTCATGTTGTTTGCCCGTTAGGGACTTTGTTTTTAATTATTAATTTGTTGAAATACATCGTTTACTTTTGTCATCTCATGTACCTGTTTATCAGATGCAAACTGACACCACCATTCATATCCATCTATCACTCTCTTACAATTGAATACTAAATGTTGTTTGTCACTACTATCCAATAGATAGTCTGCAATCATTTGTTCCTTTACACCATCTTCAAAATCTATTTGTTGTGTAGTTTTGTAATGTTCAAAACACTTTATTACATCTTCAACTGATGAAACGGGTCCACCTATTGATTGAATAATATCACCCTCTTTTCTAGTGTCTCTATTATCTAATGCTAATTGTCTTTCAAACTTTGCTCTTGTTGTTAAACCACCACCATTGGGGTCTTTTCTTTTTTTGAATGCCATGTTATTTATTTTTGATTTTTTTATAAATTTTATTTATACCGAATATTATTATCGTCATCGGTAAAACGAATGTAAGTAATTTGAATATTATCATACTATTTGTTTACTAATTGTTTTGAACCATTTGATTTTACCTTCCGTTTGTAACTTACTCATATTAGGAAAGATTACATTTTGATTTGCGTAGTATAAAGCCTGTTTTTCTGTCCACGCTTTCACTTTGAAATCTATTGTGTTTGTTCCTTTATCCGTTTCTATTACAGCGGAGATAGTATAGGATGTCCCATTATTGTCAATCTCCTGTTGTTTAAGCTCCTCAATTTTATTTTTGGATGTCTCATACATAATCTTTTCAATAGGGAAAAATCTCCTCTCTAAATCAATTATTCTTTGTTCTAGTTCTTGTTGTGTCATA